TCAATCATTCCTCCTCAATATATTGCTGATAATGCACAAAAAGCATTAGATGCTAAAGAAAAATATGATTTAAAAGATTACGGCACACCAGTAGGATGGAAAAGAGCACGTCAATTAGCAAATAGAGAAGTAATATCATATGATACAGTAAAACGTATGTATAGTTTCTTAAAAAGACATGAAAAGAACGCTGAAATAGGTAAAGGCAAAGAATACCACGAAGATAAAGGTGCAGTAATGTATGACGCGTGGGGCGGCAAAGAAGCTATTAAGTGGTGTGAAAAAATAATGAATCAACAAGAATCAAAAGATAAGTAATAAATAAGTGGAGAGATTTATGACACAAAAACAATACGACGAATTACAAAAACAAATTGATTTGTGGGAATCACTATCTAATAAACAAACAGATAAAGTATATCCTTCAGAATATAATAACAAACAACATATAAATACCTTACCTATTAGCTATACAAGTAGGAATCCAAAATGAGTTTTTTAGAATTATTACAAAAATCAAGAGAACAAGCTAAGGCTGATTTACAAAAACGTAAAGTTGATTTAGATGGCGACGGTGAATCACATCCTGCTCAATACTTCGAAGGTCTTGATGAAGAGACTAAACGTAAGCGTGAAAAAGAAATGGAACGCCGTAAAAAAATATATGAAGAAACAGGAAAGCCAGTTTATGGTCCTTTACCTGGAGACGAAGATATAGATAAGGCTAAACAAAATAAAGGCACTAAGTCTAAGAAAGCTGATGAAGTAAGAGAAGAAATAAAGAAACCTGGCAAAGCTGAATTTATTAGAGCATGCAGTAAAGTTTCAGGCGTTTCTAAAAAGATTATTGAAACAGTTTATGATAAAGGATTAGCAGCATATGCCACTTCAGGACATAGACCGGGTCAAACACCACAGTCGTGGTCGAGGGCCCGTGTATATGCCTTTTTGTTTGATTCAAAGAGTGGTGCTCGTAAAGCTGACAAGGACTTATGGGATAAACATTTAGAGAATAAGAGAAATAAGTCAGTAAATAAAAGCGAAGAAACTAATAGTAATATACCTAAAGACAAAGAAATATTAACAGAGAATAACACAGACACTCTAAAAAAAACAATTACATTAGGTGATTTAATCATAGCTGAATCAACCGCTGCGATAAAAAGCTCTAAAGCATTGAAAAACGTAAATGCAGCAAAAAGATTAGCTAATAAATTATCAAAAGGACATATAACACATTCTGAGCTTCAAAAATGTTTTAAAATGCAGGATAGATTCTCGCATAATAAAAACATAAACTACAAACTTGTAGGCGGAGAGCCAATGGCACATTTAAAACAGCTTTTAAATAAAGGAATAGATTTGAATGTTGCGTTAAATACACAATATACGGAGAACAAAGATGAGTAAATTAGACGTTTTCTCTTCATTTCAGCCTTTAACATTAGATTTATCTAAAGCTGATGATGATAAAGATACAATAGAAATAGAAGGCATTGCGACAACTGAGCATGAAGATACTGCGGGTGAGATAATCCTTCAGGAAGGTTTAGATTGGAGTTATTGTCTAAAGAATGGTAGCTTTAATTATGACCATTCTAATGAGCCTAAGTTTATTATGGGAGCTCCTCAATCTGTTAAGAAGTTGATTCATAATGGAAAAGCTGCTACATCTATTAAAGGTGTGCTTTATGCTCGTAAGCAAATTGTGCAAGACTTAGTAGAAAATTATAAAGCAATGAAAAGTGCTGGTCAAATTAGACACTTAGGTTTTTCAATTGAAGGTCAAGTCCTTACAAGAGATAATAAACAACCTCATATTATTACAAGAGCTCGAGTCCTTAACGTATCTTTAACACATAATCCTTGTAATACAGAAGCAACTGTTGCAATGGTTAAAAGTATTTTAGCTAATATAGAGAAAGAGGAAGAAATGGTAAAGAGTGAATATGCTGATCAGCCTATGAGTTATCGTCAAGCCGAGCAGCTTAAAGAATATTCTGATAAATTATGTTTATTGCTTGATTCAATGGGTGAAGATGCAGATCTTCCAGAATGGACACAAAGCAAAATCACTAAAGCATTAGATTATGTTCAGGCTGTTTATCACTATCTTGAAAGCGACGACAAAAAAGAGAAAGATGAGTTATCTATGGATAAAGCTGAGATTAAATATGAAGACGGCGAAAGTGCTGAAGACAAAGCTAAGAAACTTTTAGAAAGACACCCTGAATTGAAAGATGAAGAAATTATGACAGAAATACACAATCTTATCAGTAAGAAATATTCTGACGAAGAAATGGACAAAATGGATTCAAAACAACTTATTGAATACATCAGATTCCTTGAAGGTCTAAAAAAAGATTACATGGATTCTGAATCAAAAGCTGAATCAGATAAAAAATGTGATGATTGTGAAGACTGCGAAGGTGATTGTGAAGAATGTCCTAAATGCCGTGAGCGATTAGAAATGGAAAAGCAATCTGATTTAAAGCCAATTCAGCCAGAGAGTTTAGAAGATGATGTAATAGCTTCAAGTGATATGAACATTGGTTATGAAGAAGATATGGTCGAAGATTTAGATTTAGAAGACCAAGAAGATGTATTATCACGTGAAGACTTAAAAGCACTAATTATTGAAATGCTTAAAATGAATCTTCCTATCGAAAAGATTCTTGAAAAGATTAAAGAATATTATAAATAGAGCAACCCAGATTGCTCCTGTTTTAATCTTTACAGGATTTTAATAGGTTTATATAAAATAAATAAAAATTAATTTCTAAATAAAAATAAAGAAAACTTAAAAAACCTAACATTTATTAAGTCATCATTGTAAATTGACATCTAAACAAATAATCTTCGAACTTTTTTTTTAAAAAAGGCCGAGAAACAGATATATAATAATGTAGAGGACAGCACTTATGCTGTGAATGTTTTTATTGATTGAGCAATAGAAGTGTATTTTATTTGCGCAAACTCCTAAACAATGTTCATTACCCTTTTATGCTATTAGCTATTATAAATATTAAAAACAGGAGAACTTATGTTAGAGAACACTAATAAAGTAGAAGAGATTCTCAACGAAATCAAAGAGAATCTCGAAGTCGAAAACAAAGTTTCTTCAGAAATAGCAAAATCAGCGGATGGTTTAATTGCAGCACAACTTGAAAAATTCGAAGTGTTGTCGAAATCTGTTGATGCAGTTTCTGAGAAACTAGATAACATTTTGAATACTATTTCAGAACTTAACATTCCATCACAGGATGAGATTGAAAAAGCAATCGAAGTTAAGGCTGAAGAATTGAGTAAAACAGTTGAAGAAAAAGATGCAGAGCACAAAGTTGAAATCGAAGAGCTTTCTAAAAAAGTAGAAGATCTTGAAAACGAGCCTGTTGTCAAATCAGCAACTGTTGTTGTAGAAAAAGTAGAAGAAGAAGTTGTTGAAACTCTTGCACCTACTCGTGATGAACTAATTAAAACAGCTATGGCAGAGCTTCCAACTGCCGACTACCAAAGAAAAAGCCAGCTATTCAAAGCGATTAGTCGTTTAGAAGCAGGCGTATCAATTGATAAAATAAACTTTTAAGGAGAAACACATATGTTACCTAATATCAATGAAAATGTAACTATCAATGAATTGACCCGTCTAAACGACTCTTTACGCAAAAATAGCCAAGTTGGTTATCAAAGCAACTCAATGGGCTCCGGCTCACTTGCTCCTCTCGTAGCACAATCAATCGAAGGAACTTTAGCTTCTGCTGCTCACACTATGCGTGATTTGGCTCTATGGCCAATGCTTCCTAAGATTCAAGCAAGTAATACTCTTCATGAGTATGCTGTAATTTCACAGCATGGTGAAGACCTTGACCCATTCATCGCTGAAGGCGGTGGAAGTGAATTCGGTGCAACTGCAAGCCAATATGAGCGTAAATCAGTAAAGATTAAATACATGGCAGAGAAAAGAAGCATTTCTGATGTTTCTACTCTTGTTGGTATCGTAGGTCCTAATGCTGACGCACTTGCTGAAGAGACTGAAAGAGGCACAATGAGCCTTCTTCGTAAAATGGAAGTTCAATTATTCCACGGTGATGAAGATGTTAATTCTCTTGCTTTCGACGGTGTTCTTAAGCAAATCGAGCGTGATTTAGACGGAACTCGTAATCCATTCCAATTCGGTAAGCCTTTCAGTGAGAATCAAGAAGACCTTCAAGGTGCTTCTTTAACTGGTAGCAAACTTCACGAAGTTCTTGGTGAGTTATATAGTGCTCCTCGTTTCGGTAATCCTGACGCAATCTTTATGAGTCCTAAAGCATACAGTAAATTGATTGCTGATTCAGCTGCTAACGGTCGTCATGATTCTATGGTTCTTGTAAATCAAGGAGACCAAGGCGTTCATACTTTAGGTGCTGGACCTCGTATCCACATCATGGGACCAATGGGACCAGTTCCTGTTGTTGCTGCTCCATTCATCAGTCGTCGTCTTGCTCCACCAAGTGTTGCATCTGCTGGTGCTGATATCACTGCTGCTGGTGCTCCTATTACAACTGAAGACGTGCGAAGCGCGGCTCAATTCCAAGCTGCTGAAGCGGTATTCGGAACTGAAAATGGTTGGGATGCATCTGGAACTGGCGCTGGACATGATGGAGATTATCGTTATGTATTCGTTCCTGTTAATAAGCAAGGATACGGAGCTCCTATCATTTCATCTGTAGTTGCTGCTCATGATGATGCAGTTCCTCGTTTCAACCTTGCTGCACTTCAAACTGGAACAGCTCTTTACGTTCGCGTATATCGTGCTCAACTTGGTGCTGCTGCAACTGACGCACAAGTTCTTCGTAAAGCACAGCTAATCGGTGAAGTTAAGGCTTCTGAGATTATCGGTGATGATTGGTATGATGCTGGATTCGAAAGACTTGATTGCGACCAAGTTCTTATCTCTCAAATGGACCCACAATGTATCGAATTTGCTCGTCTTCTCGATTTTATTCGTCGTCCTTTGGCAAATGTTGGCGCTGCTCAACAATTCCTTTTGATGATGTTTGGTGCTCCTTCAGTAAAGGTTGCGCGCAAGAACTTCGTATTGCGAAACGTAAGCAAATAACATATTTAGGTATGCTAAGCTCGGGAGACAATGCAGCCTAACTTCAATATGTATTTTATTTTTAAAAACAAGATGAATTTCTTTTTTTAGGCCTCAACGGATGTTTCTCTCCCCATTCGACGAGGCTATTTTTTTATCGACATCTATAAGCAGCTCTGTTTTTACTTCTATGTGTGTATGATAAATTACACATAAGTTTGTTAAAGTTTAAACAGAGATAAAACAGAATAACGAAAGGATTACAATGGCAATCGACGTCTTCGACATAATCACAGTTGATTTATTGAAAAATACAATGCTTGCTGGTATTGATTTAACGTTAGATGATGGAAGTGCATATCCTGATGACTTATTCGAGCAATCTATAGCACAAGCGATTTCTATGATGCAGGAAGAGTTAGAAATAACTATCAATCCTTTCAGCACGAAAAAGGAAAGACACGACTTAGATTCAGACCAAGCGCGTGGATTCTATCCGAATCAGTTAGATAAAAGACCTCTTAGAAGTGTTGATAAACTTACAATAAGTTATGGTAATTACCAGCCAGTTGAAATTCCTCAAGTATGGATAAATATTACATCTCCAGAAGGTGGGTCTGTTCATTTAATCCCGACAGCAGAGAGTGTTGGGACATTTAACTTTAATAACGTTATACCTCTTCTATTAGATCCGATGGCAGAAAGAGCTTATTATTCAAGAGTTCCTGGATATTTTTCATATGACTATACTTCTGGATTCAACTTTATAGAGAAAACAATAACTATACCACAGAATTCAACAGAGATAACAGGTTTAACGTTTGGTGAGACTTTAACAGATACACCTAATTTTATATTTGAGATTGTAGATGATGGAAACGGCAATAACGTGGGTGCTCCCGTTCCTAAGATTAAAGCATTTGGTCTATCAGACGAAGGATTCTCTGCTACAACATCAATTACTCCTGCAGTTGCTGATATGATAATTAAAGTAAAGATTCATACTATGCCATCTGTTTTAGTAAAATGTATTTTATACATATCAGCAATGCTTCCATTAGACACTGCAGGTGATTTACTATTAGGAGCAGGTATAGGACAATTTAGTTTAGCAGTTGATGGATTAAGTCAAAACATAGCATCCACATCTTCAGCAACTTCAGCTGGTTATGGAGCTCGTATCTTGAGTTATGAAAGACAACTGAAAATGGCATTAGCTTCTGTAAAGAAGAAATATAAGGTTCCTAAGATTGCAGGAGGATTCTAATGTTATTCCCTTTACCAGCGCAACTTCTTAATAAAGGACGTGCAGATTTTAAAGTTGTTGAGTTTAGAAAACTTATACAACAAAAAGGACTAAATATTACTTGGGAACAAGCATTAGAGTGTCCTTGCTCAATTAAATCATCAACAAACTATGGATTAGACTTATTAGAAGTTGTTGATTCGGACGTAAATTCAAGTGGTTATGCTCCTGATTGCACAATATGCAACGGTATAGGAATCGTTAGACATTCAGCACAAACAATAAAAGCACTGATAACATCAGCTTCAGGTGAAGAAGTAAGTGGTAAATACGGATTGCTTAAACAAGAAAAAATAAAAATTACAACAGAGCCAGAACATTTATTAAGTTATGGTGATAGAATAACACTTAAAGATTCTGTTATAGTTTTTAGAGAAACACTTAAGATGCCTAATGCTGGTGTTAATATAACTCCTTCAAGGCCTATTATTACAAGAAACTTAAATCTTGCCAGCGGTGAAACACCCGTAGGCGTATTATATATACAAAAAAGTGGAGTGGATGGTTTAGGAATTGCTGGAGGAGTGAATCAAGAAGATATACAAATAAATGCCGGTGGTGCTTCAATAACATTTTTAAATGGAAGTGAGCCTGCTGCAGGAACTAATCTAACTATTTCATATTACGCTAATCCGACATATGTAATAATAGAATATCCTCATACGTTAAGAGATACTTTCTTAAGAACGAACAATCAAGAAGTGTTTTCACCAATGCTTGTTCAGGCAGAAGCTAAAATGGAAGTGGATAAATAAAATGATTGATTTACATTTAATACACGGTATAGCTAACGGCGTCAAATACTATCAAGAAAATCAAGATGAGTTCAGAGCTATCTTTGATGACATATCTCAAACATATTCAGATAAATTATATGCAAAAATACAGAATCTCGATATAAAATATGATAGTGCATATTCAAACACTCATGATTCGTATCCTTTAATTACAACTTCACTTGCTGAATCAACAACAGATGCAGACCAGATGTTGGGTAATCAAGGGTATAATGAAAAGAAAGTTCTATTTTTGAATCAAGAGTGCATAGTTAGTTTATATACATCTGATAAAGATGTTTTGAGAGCACTTCACAGAATGATTCAGTCTGCTTTTCTGATTTTCAAACAAAGCTTTCTAAAATCTGGGTATCTAAACGTTGAGTTTATTAGTTCTACAGAACTTAGACCTGATGAGGATATCATAGGTAAAGGCGTAAGCGTTTTTGGTAGAGAAATTACTTACTTAGCACAGAAACAACTTCACGCTAAACCTATACTCCCAGCAGATCAGTCGTTCCCATGGGTGGTATCACCAATTAGCGTCAATAACTAAAAAAAAACTTTTAATATATTAGGAGAAAAACAATGCCTACATTTCAAACATACAAGGGAAATACTTTTTTTGCCCCTGTAACTATTATAGACGTTCAGAATGAGCTTGTGGCACCTTCAGCAT